TCTCAAGGCGTAAATTATAGCTCGGTCATTCAACCAGTTACTGAGCCAACTAGTTACAAGATTATTTAAAGGAGAAGTTATGAAAAGTTTCTTTGAATTTTATGATTTGTTGAAACAAAGAAGAATGAATGAGCAAGATGGCACTAATACCATGACCGATCCCAACATGGGCATGAATGCAGCTCCTCCTGCTGGCACTATGACTCCAACTGACCAAGGTGGAGCAGCGCCGGCGATGGGAGGTATGGACATGCCTATGGGTGATATGGGTGAAGAAGGTGCTGTTGCCCCAGAAGAAGGCAAAGAAAAGCCTGAGAGAGACCAGTTGGCTCCTCCAGAAGGAGACATGCCTCAACCTGAAGAGCTTTTCACTATGCTTGATAAGATTAAGACATTTGTTACCGATTATGATATTGGCGACGATGAAGACAAAGATAGCGCCAAACAAGAAATGGATTCTCAATTAGAGGCTCTTAAGAACAATCTAATAAAAATGACTGGCGTTCAACCTGCTGATAATAAAGACGGCGAGGATGATGAGAGTGCTGCTAGCAACGAAATTCCATCCAGTCCTGATGAAATTCCTCCCGGTACTGAAACAGCTTACGGCGGCACTTTCGGTGACGCTGCTGGCGGTGGTAATATGTTTCCTAGCAATGGCGGCGGTTCTGGCGATATGGGTGGCCCCATGGCTGGCGGTTCTACTCCCGGTACTACTGGCCCCGGCGCTCTAGGGTTTGGCGGTTTTTCCGCTGGTTGATATTTTTTAAATGTTTTACATGGAGCCACCTTCGGGTGGCTCTTTTTTTGTAAATTTTTAGTTCTTCTATTATAACTAATTTATATTATGCAACCTATAGGTCCAAATCCGAATTCATATGGCAAGTCTTTGAATGACTGCCAAGATCAATCGCCCATGTGGAGGTCTGAAAACATCGACCCGCCACCGGGGTTTTGTGATCAGCCTCCAGATAATCAAAACAATCAACTTAACAATCTTGGAGCACCTTCAGATTGGTTTGATGATTTCCTTGACAAAAAATACATGTTGGGTAGTGAAAACAATAGCGACCCCATGCAAACAGGACAGATTGTAAATAATCTAAATCCTCCCAATAGAAATGTGGTGTATCGATATGCAAGGTCTCTCAGATCTTGTGACGAAGCAATTATGGATTTATTCAGGAATCTTGTTGTCCTAGATGATGATGGCAAAGCTCATCAAGTTCCGATTATATGGGCAACTCAAGAGAGAGCAGTGGCAGCTATCGTACAACAAAATGTTCGTAAGGATTTAACTTTAGTAGTAGACAGAATTAAGTTGCCCATGTTGGCAATTAGCAGTACTGATTACAGTGTTGATGCAAATCGTTACACATATCACAAAGCCATAAATTTTTTAAAAGACAACAATAATAAGCCATCATTTGTAGAGTCTGAGCGATTTGAAAGAGACACTGTTTTTGGCCTAGCAAGAGGCATTCCTGTAAACGTTGGCTATACAATGTATGCTTGGACTCTGCAACTAGAGGATATGAATCAGATATTAGAACAAATACTAACTAAATTCTCTCCAGTTGCATATATAAAGGTTAGAGGTGTGCTCTGGGAAGTTTGTGTCAAGTTGGATAGCATTGCTAACAATTTGGAAACAGAACCGGGGGATGCAGCTCTTAGGGTTATCAAGTTTCAATTTGGTATAACTGCTGAGACTTATGTTAATCAGCCGATTACTAGGAACAAGGCAGTTCTTAATACCAGAGTTGACTTTGTGAACTCTCTGAATGAATCCGAAATATCGGAAGTGATAAAGAGATTAGAAGAGTCGGTAGAAGGGGTCCAATGATTGAAATTACGAATTTGAAAAGGTCGCCAATACAGTTAGTGGTTAAGTCCAAGAGGACAACTAATTCATATTCGGTAATCAACTTGCCCGGTATCGGCAACGGAAAAAATAAAATATTGATTGAAGATAATATACATACTCGATATATAGATGATGCAGAGAGGTCTGGTTATATAAAACAAAGAGTATTGAACGATTAACATTATAGGAGTATACTTATGGCACTTTTACAGTCTTTTCCACCCTCTAATACAATCAGTCCTTCGGTGCGCTTCACCGAAACTGATTTGACTGTTCTTAGCATTTCACAGTCATCAAACTCTGTAGGTTTGGTAGGATACTGCAGCAAAGGACCTATCAATACTCCTACATTAGTCGTCAGCCAAACCGAGCTTATGACTCTTTTCGGTGTACCTCACACAGGGTTGGATTATCCCCCCTACTTGATTTATGCTGCCAAGCTTTGCTTGTCACAAACGAACAGCGTTTACATTGTTCGTGTCGCCGACACTGATCCTAATAGCCAGTACTACGCTGAAACAGCGAGCGTACAGGTTCCTTCGGCAGGCAATCTTCTCAAGGTTCATGGCGCACTTTTCAATCCAACCGATGTGATCAGGTTCTACACTGACCTAGTTGATTTGGGCAATAACACTGACAAATACTTTAAGTGGTCTTTGAACGGCATTCTAAGCAGCAAAGTCTTGAGATTGCCTTGGTCTGTTAACGATGAACTTACAGCCGTTAAGTCATACACAATTGACGAAATAGTAACCGTGTTGAATGCACAGCTTAATCCTGCTGTCGATGGTATCGAGTTTTTCTCTTATACCACAGCATCCAAGGTTGCATTAGGATTATCAACTGTGTGGGCATATGGACCTCAGAACACTTTGGAAATTGTTTCTGTAATAAACAACTTAGTTGGCGGTCCTGTGACCACTAATACCATCAGCTCCGGTGTTTTCCAGAATGTAAACAACACATTAGGACTATCAACAGGAAACACCGCAGCAACCAAGACTGGTGTTGCTGCCAATTATCCAGTAGATGCCTCTCATGGCACCGCCGGCGTTTGGGAATTCCCCACCGGTAAGTACACCATGATGGTTGTTGTAGATGGCTCCGGTCAGGTCAGCGTTGACAATGTCTTCCGTCTTTATGACTTCTCTGCAACATTAAGCAATACGAACTGGACTAGCTCTGCCGATCTAGTTGCAGCCTTAAACGCCGACTTAGCAGATCCTAATTTCACACCTAGTGTGAATAATGTAGCAGCTTCTTCCCCTCCCTGCTTCCAATTTGTAGCAAACGGCTACGAACAAATTTCCGTACAAACTGTCACTACAAATACCACAAACACTGGTGGTCTCTATGGCAGCAAGGCTAAAATCAATGTTCGTGGCGGCACATTAGCTTCAATCTTCGATATGAATTTGGCTGGAGCGACCGGCGTAACCAATCCCGGCTTTGCCGATAATACAAATGCTGAAGCTGCAAATGGCTTCTGGGTTGGTGTGCCAATTACTGACACAGAAGATCCTGCTTACTATACTTTTGAAGTATTCGCAGACAGCCCCGGTATCGAAGGCAATGACACTTTCATTACATGCACAAATTATACACAAGGCTCGACTTTCACAATCGACGTCTTCATTTATAACAGCATAACTGGCTTCTCCAGTCAGGTTGAGAGCTGGGGTAATTTGACCAAGAATCCCGATTCACCCTACTATGTTCAGACCTACATCAATGACAGAAGCAACTACATTAGGATTCTTGATAACGATGCTACACTAGCACCTCCCGCAAGCACTCCGATGACAACCGCTTCTGTAAACAATTTGAGACTTGCCGGCGGTAGCGATGGGTACCCAGTTGGCGATACTGCCATGATTGATGAAATTTTGATTGGCAATCCTGTTAACTTAAGTGGCGTTTATGCCTTAAGTGACCCTGAGCAAATCGACATCAATTTAGTTGCAGTTCCCGGTGCCTCAAGCACTGCAGTAATTGAAGCTATGATTGATATGTGCGAGCAATATCGTCAGGATTGCTTGGCAATCATTGATCCTCCGTTTGGCTTGTCTCCTACTGATGTAATTCAGTGGCAGAATGGCCAGAGTCCAATAAACAACAAGCGCTTTGACAGCGACTTCGCAGCCCTCTACTGGCCTTGGATCAACATTTTTGATAACTATAACCTTATCGATGTATTGGTTCCACCAAGCGTAGGCGTTGTAGCTGCTATTATCCGTAGCGACAATATTGCCTTCCCATGGTTTGCTCCAGCTGGCCTAATTCGTGGCGTTGTGCCCGGATGCATAGGCGTTGCTGCCAAGCCTACCTTGGCTGAGAAAGATGCCATGTATGGCAATGGTAATGCCATCAATCCAATCGTAACATACGCAAATGTTGCTGACTT